GTTCCGAAAGAATCAACAACGGATGAAGCATTACTGAACGCATTCAAAGCTGAAGTAACCACCATCTGCAAAATGTCAACCGAGTTGAAGCTTGTTCCATCGCAGATATGGACCGGACTGGCTCCGGAACTCAGGGAAAAATCAGCACCGAAGGCAAAAGCGACTCCGGTAAAAGCTGATCCGAAAGTAAAGGCTCCGGTAAAACCTGAAGCAAAAAAAGAGGAACCGCAACCGGAGTTCAAACCGGAATCGCAACCTGAGATCAAACCGGAACCGGATACATTCACGCTATCAGGACCAGCACCAACTTCAAAGAAAGTTTTCAAGGGCAGGGACATTCAGTATCCCGGACTCGAAGGAAAGCAGATTGACATCAATAAGATGGAGGTCAATGGAAAGGTTTATGTCGCAGTTCTTGAATCGGCTCGTAAAAAATTCGCTGAAGCTAACTCCGGGATGAAATGGTTTGAGTGGGTTGAAGCAACCTATTTCACAGGCAAGGTTGAAGGAGGTCAGAAGTCATCTGCAAAACCGACTCCGGTAACACCAGCGAAGGGTAAAGCAAAGGACAAGGCTCCGGATCAGGTAGCAAAAGGAACCGCAAAGGATAAGGCTCCTATCGTTCCAGTTGATCCGTTTGATCCCAAGGATAAGAGTAACGAGAACACCCCCGAATTCTTTGAACGGAAACTGAAGGGATGTAAGACCGAAGATGAACTGAAGCTTTTGATTGAATTCATTGATAGTAAAGCAAACCGGTCACTTGTTTTCACTCACAAAGACTCCGGGCATGATGGAGTAGTAACCGGAACCAAAGTGAACACCGCAACGCAAAGACCAGTGATTTGGGTAACCCTTTAGGATGGAACACGCACCAAGGCTATCACTGAGATCTTCAACCGGTATTACTCACTGAAGAATGATCCTAAAGGATATGCCACGATCCATGCCGGGATCACTAAGGAAGAAAAAAAGTAAAGTTAACCTGATTATTAACCAGCAGGGGAAAGCCTCCCCTGCTTCATTATTTTAACCCATGAACCATTTAACAGATCAACCAATAGGAACCGGAAGGCATGATGATCCCACTATTTTGTTTTGCTCTTGCGGATGGATCGGACCGAGATCAGAAGCCATCCATGATTACAAACCGGTTCCTCCGGATGATTGTGAATGTATGGATTATTGCCCTCACTGTAAAGCTGAAATATGAAAAAGTTATTGATAATATCACTGATGTCAATTGCCTTTTCCGTATATTCGGAGAAGGTTTACATCTCCAGCTCCCGGATCGGAGCGAAAAGGGTTTACATCACTCACTCCCGGAGTGAAGCAAACCTGTTTGTTTACTTTGTCCGGGATCGGAATGAAGCAACCAAACCTTATTTGTGGTACAAGGTTAACGACCGCAATAGCTCCAATTCGATCATACATTACGTACAGGACCGAAACGATGCTCAGTTGATAATCTATATAGTTCGGGATAAGAACGAAGCGCACAGCGCACGCAAATAGTAATTATTAACCTTAAAATTGAAAACAGATGAAAACAAAGCAAATCATCCTGATAATATTGGTAATGTTATCAGGCATTCACTGTAAGCATAAAGACACAACTGAAGGTGGCTGGCCTGAAGAAGCGAAAACCATTTCTTCGGTTGACCTGATGGATGCATATATCGTTAATGAAGTTAGCGCAGATGATTCATTAAAAGGTAAAGTGTTCTTTGTCACTGGAACAGTTAACCGGATCGGAAAGGATATACTGGATAATGTTTACATCACATTGAGATCAGGAACCGTAATGAGAAGTATCCAGCTATTCTTCCGCATACCGGGACAGATCAGTATTGTTTCCAAACTTCGCAAGGGAGATCATGTAACCGCACTCGGTTTATGTGATGGATTGATGGGTAATGTAATAATGAAGGATTGCAAAATCAAAAGTGTTATTCCGGTAGATGATCGGCAAATAAATCAGTGATGGATCAATACTCAGAGTTACGGGTTGCGCTGGATCAATTCCGGGAGTTGTTTGCCCGGAGAATCCTTTCGAATGATCTTATCAAAGATCAGGCTCCATTCCTTCATAAAATGAGATTGAGTACCGAACAGTGGACCGCTCCGGAAGCATCAAAGGTTTACTGGTTCATCAAACCGTATTCGCATAAGCTGAAGATGATCGGTTACGATTTTGCCCGGGTTCCTCTTGTGAAGATGGATGTCAAAAGAGATCAGGTTCCATTGAAGCAGATCAGCTACATTGATCCATACTTTGTTATCCATACTCCGTATCGGCAAGAGATAATTGATGCAATACGAACGCTCACAGGAAGAATCTACCATACCGAAAGCAAGACATGGAGAGTTCCGCTGGATCAATCCCAAAATATACTTGACTTCGCAGCAAAATTCGGGTTCCTGATAGGTGACAAAGCCGGGAAGATGATCCGGGATATTCACACCAATGTTGCCGACAGTTACAAAGCGGAGTATGTAGAACTTGGACTCCCTTTGAAGTTACCATTGTTTCCTTTTCAAACCAGTGGTGCAGATTACGGAATCAGGAACAAGAGAGTTATCATTGCGGATGAAATGGGATTGGGTAAAACCGTTCAATCTATTGCAACGGTTCTCGGAACGGATTCATTCCCGACATTGGTTATATGCCCGAAGTCCTTACGATACAACTGGAAAGATGAATGGGAGAAATTCACAAACCGGAAAGCGGAGGTACTCACTTCAAAGATCAATAAGCAACTCCCGGAATTTATGGCACTGCAGTTGTACGATGTCCTGATAACAAACTATGAGGGCGTTATTACCTACTTCGCAAAAGAGATACAAGAGATTATTCAGGCAACTGAGGGAGAAATCTTCGAAGGTTGTCAGGTAAGGTATATCGGCCAGCCGATGTTAGGTATCGATCCTGAAGATCTCCGGTTGAAAAAAATGAAAGTTCACTCAGTTGAAAAGCGGATCGCAAAAGTGATACTGGAAAAAGGCAATAAGAAAAAGAACGAACCTGATATCCTTATTGAGATACCTATTGCCGAACTGAAAAAAGTACGGGTAATAAAGAAGCCAATTTTAAACGGTAGCGAGAAGCTTTTCCGGTCCGTTATACTGGATGAAGGACATGAGTGCAGAAACAAAACAACTATGCGATATAAAGCAGTATCGCAAGTATTCAAAGAAAAGGATATCCGATTGATATTAACCGGAACACCGATTGTAAAAGGACCGGAGGATATTGGTACATTGATTGAGTTACTTGGGAGGATGGATGAATTCGGAGGGTATCCTGAATTTATAAGAACGTACACCGGGTTTTCCATCCGGGAATATTCAAAAGCACATCACAAAAAATTTGATTCAGCACGCCTTCAGGCAATGAATGTAAAGCTTCGTGCTTCCTGTTTTATCCGCAGGGAAAAGCATCAGGTTCTCACAGAGCTCCCGGATAAATTCCGTCAGTTGATCCGGGTAGAGATAGATAACCAAGCGGAATACTCAGTGGCATGGTTGGACCTTATGCAATATTTAGTCAAGATCAACAAAACGGATAAGGAGATTGAACGAGCGATGCGTGCAGAGATGCTTGTCCGGTTGAATATCCTGAAGCAGATCAGTGCAAGGGGTAAGGTATCCGCACTCAAAGAATTCGTGGAAGAATCCCTGGCAACGGATGAAAAGATAATTGTATTCACATGGTTCCTTGAAACATCATCCGCATTAAAAGCTATCTTCCCGGGCGCAGTATCCATCACTGGTCAGGATTCGGATGAACAGGTAGAGATCAACAAACGTAAATTCCAAGAGGACCCGGATTGCAAAATGATAATCGTTTCGTATAAGCGCGGAGGGATGGGACACACGCTTACTGCTTCCAGTAAGGTAGCATTTTTAGAGATGGGATGGACCTATAAAGATCAGGTACAAGCGGAGGATAGAGCGCACCGGATCGGACAAAAGGAAACGGTTAACTGTTACTACTTTTTGGGAAAGGATACCATTGATGAAGATATTTATAAGATCATTGACTCCCGGAGAGAGATGGAGAAGAACGCAACCGGTGGCACTGCAGATATTGAAACGAGTACCGTCGATCAGTTAACAACAAAGTTGATCCGGTCGGCGATGGAACAGATTTGATAATAATAAAAAATATATTTGTTAATTATAAAAATTGATTTATATTTGTTGAACAATTAAATAAATAGTGTAATTCACTTATGTTAAACTTAACACACAAACATTATGGCAACACGCATTATTCGTGAAGATGAACCTTTGGGAGTCGACACGTTGGTAATGGTTCTTTATGGAGAACCGGGAATCGGCAAAACATCACTTGCCTTTACTTCAGAAAAGCCGTTGTTGGAAGATTATGACGATGGGTTGAAAAGATCGGTTGGAAGAAAGACCGCAGTAAAATTTGATCGCTGGACTGATGCAGCGGATTTTCACAAGAGTAAAGAATTTGCGGAGATCGCTCCGAAAACATTGATCTTCGACACCGGAGGTACACTACTGGATAACTACATGGCGCAATATGTTATCTCAGTTGATCCTAAGAACTCTCGCTCCGGTGGGGAGTTAGCTTTACAGGGTTACGGAGCATTGAAGAATTTGTTCAAACAATTCGTTGCTGAAATGAAAGCAAGGAAGATTAACCTGATTTTCATTTGTCACACTGAAACATTCAAAGATGGTGATGCTGTAAAATTCAGACCGAAAATGACCGGAGGATCTTATGATATTCTCCTTGCTGAAGCAGACATGGTGGGATACATGGAGAGCCGGTCAAACAAGCGCACTATTTCATTCTCTCCAACAGACCGGACCATTGGCAAGAACACCGCAGAATTCGATGTGATTATGGTTCCTCACTATACTGATCCGGATTATCAGGGATTTGTTGCTGGATTAATTGAACGGACAAAAGAGAAAATGTTAAACATAAATCAGGCGCAACAGGAAGCTATCGACAAAGTAGCTTCGTTCCGGGAGCAGATCGGATCAATCACTGATTTATCGGAAATGATTTTCCTTCACGAATCAATCAATGAGTTATCCCCGATTTATAAGGTGCAGTTACTTGCTATCTTTGAACCAGCGTTCCTTACTCTTTGGGATACTGAGATCAAAAAGGTTAACAGTGCGGAACTGGCACAGGAGATGTTAACTGATATTAACACTTCTCCGAAGTCTTATCTCGGCAAGTTACAACGGAAGTTACTGGATCAGATTCAACCGCTTGGAATCACATATAACAAAGATTCAGGCAAGTTCGTTGATCCGGTTAAAGCGGAACCCGGTCCAGTGAATGGATCGCAGCAGACTGCACCGAAACAGACTGCCGGGAAGAAGGCGCAAACTCCCGGAAAGGAATCAACACTTCCGCTCGGTGGTTAAGATCGGCATTTCTCCCTTAAAGGTTGAAACTTTCAGGAAGTTTTATGAAGAAGAAATGAATGGTATCGTAACGGAGAAATCAGTGATAGAATCCATAATGGGAACCACTGAATGGAAACCAGCCATGACTTTCGGAAGCGCCTTTCATAAAATACTTGAAGTTGATGCTTCACAATTCTACGATAAGAAGTTAGGTTCTTATGTTATTCAGGATGATCAGATGCCCGAACCGGTTATCATGTCACAAGCTGAAGTTGATGTAGCGAATAAGTACCGGGAAACATATCCTCACATGATCCATGAGATCAAAGGTAAGTATCGGACTCAAATACTGGACTACGATATTACCGTAAACATGAGGATGGATGGGATGGATGGAGTTGTGGTCCATGAGAAAAAAACAACGAAACAATTTTACGGAGTTGAAGGGTTTGAGCGATCCATGCAGTGGAGATTTTACGCATTGGCTACTGAATGTCGAATCATTCAGTACGATATATTTAAGATCACTGAAAGTAAAACAGGACCCCGTAGGATTGAACATATCTACTTTCAGTTCTTCCCTTACAAGGGAATGAAAGTGGAAACGGACCGCTGGATCATCCAGCTTATACACTTCGCAGAGAGTAAAGGATTAATGGAATACCTTATACCGAAGTGGAACAATGATCCGATCTTCTGAGCAACACAATTATGAATGGGTATGTTACCGGTTAATCGCAAGTGAAACCGGTGACACACCTTATTCAGTTTACGAGTTCTTTGCAAAGTTTTTCCTGAAGGAAATAGGACAAGCCGGGGAGCTGGTTTACCGGAAGCCATGTAGTCTTGAAGATTGGGAACACAGTATCTATATGGAACAGATACATAGCTTTATGGCACACTTCTATCCGCAGTCAGAGTTCATAAACAGAAAGCCTTTTAAGTGGCCTGAATCTTCTCAAAATA